TGTGGATGTGTAGAACACATAAGCATTCGTCGTACAATTTAACGATCCGTACAACTCGATCAAAGACAGAAACTAATACCAAAACTTGGTTATCTTTTCCTCATGACACTTACGAAACCTTTCCTCAGTGGACAGTGCCGTAGCAATAGCCGGTGCAAGCCTCCCCGCGCTCGCTTCAGAAACCGGATATCGCATTGACACCATCGCTCCCAATGTTACAACCGCCCGTCGTCTGAAGTAACTGACTCCCGCGTCCACGGCGCTCACATACTTCTCATGCCAAGCAGGTGTCTCCGCCGACACAGGTTGAGAACGTTTCTCGATCCACTTAATAGGATCAGGGACCATGTCAACAGTACCATCGCCAATCGCAATAAAATGCGAAGCGAAGTACGGCGCATCCGTGATATACATCTTAGCCGACAAGTTGAAGACTTCAGCTAACGTCTGAACAGCCGTATCCACCGTTCCCACCGAACGACAAGCAACAATCGAATCGTCACCCATAAACACGGCCCACACGATAGACGAAGGAGAGTAAGCGTACACCACGCTGAGGATGTTAAGCATCACATTACCGAAAGCAGTAGTGGCGTCACCGGACTTACGCTGATAACGCACGCTAAGACTAATCCCCGTAGTGAGCGAGCGGATAGAACAATCCACGTGCCCATCAGCCCACTTGTCCAGCATGGACGCATTCATACCGAGCGCCTGGAAAACATACCTTTCAAGAGCAAAGGTAAACGCATCCTGCGATTTGTCATACTTAGAGAAGTCATTCTCCAGGTATTTGAGCACCTCCCCGAACGGATGATTTGCAGCAATGAACAGCCCTATATCCTTCGTATCCTTAAGGAGATTCACATGTATCTCAGGCTTAAGCAAAGACAGAAAACGTCGAACCAATACTCGAAAGATAGAACTGTACATCGCAGACAATGCCTTCATATGATAAACAATAAGCTGCGGCTCGATCCGCGATCGCAACGGCTTATCACTCAAAGGAGGCTTAACGTCCGCCTTAAGCATCATAAGATAATCACCAAC